GTCGTACCCACCACGGCAGAACCAGAACCCGTGCCATGCACGTTCTCCGACGCATCCTCATGCTGACGAGACTCGCTAAAGTCACGGCCCGAAACACCATGCTCAACCTGAGCGCCAGCGGTGTGTGATACGCCAGTCGTTCCATCCACGCCACGAGTAACAGTCAGTGTCGTACCGCTACGGCTCGTCACTTCCACGATCTCTTCATTAACCGTGTCCTGGTCAATGATGAGTGTGTAGGGGGTTAGCGACGGGAAACCAGTTGCAGCCGCTACCACAACAGATGTTGCCGATGCGTTAATGTCAGAAGTCAGAGTCGTGCGCCGAGCAACTGACGAGTAATACCGAGAAACAGCCATACTTCTTCCTATCGGGTGTAGTGGCTACGGGTTGGGTAGATTCGCTGCAATCCTTTTCTTTCTTCATCCAGTCTGAGTTGATACAGTTGCAGCATGTACCTACCAAGTTGGCTAGACCCACCAACAGGTCGTGCACCAGCAGAGAAGTCAGCCTCACTTGACATGCCAGACAGGTGGGCAGCATCAAAGAACGGAACCATCCGGTATGCAGCCCCCAGTCGCACTAAGTCCTCGCAAGACCCCGGCAGTCCAGTCACCGTAGTAAACGAATCCGTATCGTTAGCGAGGACCGTAGGCTCTTTGCTGTACACAATCTTGATTGTGCGACCAGGAACAATGCCGTCATAGATGCTCAATGAAACGCCAGTAGCGAACGAGCCAGTGCTTGCGTCACGGTCTAGCGACCACCGACGAATAGGTAGCCACTCCTTGGAAGCGCCCGTGGTTTGCCACATTACAGACAAGATATCCAGCGTTCCCGCAGGTAGAGCGTAACTGTTGACAGCGCCCGTGTAAGTGACCGTCGTCTCAGCGACAGCAAACAACTCAGGGAACACTGACCGAATAGAATCGTTGATGGCCTGCTTTACCAGGAAACGAGGGAACATCGGAGATGAAATAACCCGCTCACCAGAAGCGTGGGTGGCGGCAGTAGTGCCACGGAAGCCACGACCGTAAGGAGGAACGATCATGTTCAGTGAAACATCGTCCACTGAGTCGATCATCAGAAGTTCATCACCGATTTCAACCACACCACGAGACATAGCCGAGGTGTCAGCGATCTTAAGAGTCAGGTCCGTGTCGGTAGCCGACTGCGTAAGGTATGTGGACTGATCCTGCACGGTAGTAAAACCATGCAAGTAAAGTATTGTGGAGTCAGTGATTTCACTGAACGTTGCCACTTAGACCTCCACCGTAGTTTTGTTTACAAACTTAGCCGCCTGCTTACTGACAATCATGTTTGCTGGCGGGTCACTTGATGCGTTGTAGGGACGACCAAGCAACTTAGATGCAGCCTTGGCTTCGTCTACCTTTTCTTTGGTAGTACCACCGGGCGTAATACCATGCTGCCGTGCTTCGTTAAAAGAGTTCAGGTCAGTCTTAGTCTTTTCGTACATATTCTGCAACGGACTGTTTGTGACTGCACTTACCGTTGGGTTCGCATCTTTCAGACACTCCGCGTAAGAAGAGTGGTCCTTAGTCTTGCAGCCTTCTCTACAGTTCATTCGACACTCACATAGTCGCTATACCCGGCAGCAACGACCGCCGCGTATTCGTCATCGGAAAGCACATGCCTGCGACCACCACCAAAGTAGTAGTCGGCATCGCTTATCTCATTTTGGGATGGAAATTGTGTTAAAGTTCCTGTGGTGGAAGTAATAAGTAGCGACTGCCCAACGGGTATTGAGTACCTGCTGAATAGAAAGTGGTCAGTGTAGATAGTGTCCACTGTAGGCAGTGTCAGTATGTACGCCACTTTGTTCCTTCCTTGTGTTGAGGGGTTGGGCGGGGGTCACCGCTATATGTGACCCCCACCCGAATGTCAATCTCTTAGGAGATGGACGAGGACGACTCAATGCGGTACAGAGCCTCCTGGCGGTACACGCTCCAACCCTGGAGGGAGTACCAGCCGACAGGCCGGAAACGCATCAACTTGTCAACGACCGGGCCGATAACGACACCCGGCTCAACAGCGGTAGCCTCTGCGAGAGCCTGCTGTCCACACACCGTGGTGCGGTACACAACCTCGCTAGAAGCACCGTCTGCTGCGGAAAGCGCACGCGGGGTTTCCACGACGTAAGCGCCACCGTACACGCCAGTCACAGCGTTGAGAACGTTGCCAACATTCGGCTCCGTGTACTTACGGATGTCCTCAAACGCCAGCGCACCAGTCTCTGCACGCAGGTCATGCGCGACGAGCGGGTGCATGTAAGTGGCGTAGAGTCCGTTGTCCTTCGGAACAGCCTTGCCAGCACGCAACTTGGACACAGCCTGACGCAGATCCGCGCCAGCGATAACGTCCTCCGCAGCAACCGTGACGGTGCTGGTCGGAGTGGTAGTGCCACCAGTGGCGTACAGCACGTTAGTGCCACCGTCAAGAACGGTAACAACCAACTTGTCGATGCTGTCCAGCATATTGTAGCCAACGATGTTAGCCACAGCAGGGTCAACGTCCGAGAACGCGAACTCGCCCAACTTGCGGGTGTTCAGCACGGTGTTGCCGTACTCGTTCAGGGTAACCGAAACCGTCGAAACGTTGCTAACCGCAACTGCGTCGGGGTCGGTGGTTTCCGTCAGAGCAGTGGTAGCCTGCGCCAGATCGTTGTAGAGTGAGAACACTACAGACGAACCGGGCATAGCCTGCTGCACCGGACGCTTGTCAGCGAGGGCACGGAATTGGGGCTGCGACCGGAGAGCGAACTCAACGTAGCGGTCGTATGCGGCCTTGACAAGTCCTGCCATCGCAGTGGTATCAGTGTATGCATCTGCCATTTTCGATTCACCTCCTTCAGTGAATAGTATGTATAGTTACTTGCGAGGCTATGAAGCCTGCGGCCCAGAAGCAGTACCAAACAGCAACTTGTTCAAAGTCTCTGCACTGTCAGCACCAGCGATCAAACCTGCGATCTGATCTGGGTCATTTGTAAACGGTTGTCCCGATGACTGTGTTTCAGCAATACGGGACAGCGACTGCATCTCAGGTGAGAGTGCTGCCGTAGGCTCACTTGTAGCCTCGCTGGTTTCCTGAATACCAAAGATTTCTCCGTACTCAGACAACCAGTTTTCCACATCTTCCGAAGTGGTAGCATCCTTAGGAATAAGTGCCGCAACCTTTTCCGGCAATCCCTTAGATGCAATAACGTCCTTTACAGAGCGTTCACGGATAGACGATTGCATGCTGTCCAACTGCTCCGCAAGTTCCTTCTTCTCAGCCTGCAACTTCTTGTAAGCCTTGCGAAGTTCTTTCATCGCGTTGCCATCGTTGGCTTCTAGATCGTCGTCGTCCCACTCAAATTCGGACATATGTAACTCCCTTACTATTCATATAGGTGAATCGTTACCCACATCATCAACCGGGGAAGAAGATGATGGCTGTAACTACCGGGCTGTTGCACCGCCAGGGCCGGTCGGTCTGGCTGGGAGTGGACATGCCCCGAATTGAACGGGGGTTAAAGAACTAACGCAGGAATTCTCACCGCGAATTACAATTCTTTCTCACCTGTCATGCCCGTATTCAGTTATATAGAGCGAGGTCGCTTCAGTGCTGCCGACCGGATAGCCGACCTACCACCAAAACGTGCACGTTCACGAGACTGCAAGCCACGAACCTTCTCGCGTGCCTCTTGGTCAAGATCCAGGCGAGACAATGCAGTCTCTTCCTCTGTCAATGTTGTCTTTTCGATATCTGCCAGTCGGCGTGTAGCCTTCTGAATATCGGACACCTCAGTCAATATTGGCTCAATGGCAGTGCCACGAATGTCCTCACCACCACCAACAAACTCACCAATACGCTCAGACACACCAGCACCAAACGTCAAACCGGCACGCTGTGCGTAGCCACCAACAATGGCTGCGTTAGCACGACGCTGGATCTGGGTCGTGGTGTTCTCTGGGTCAAGGACGTACTGCGTCAGTAGTGCTGGATCAATGCCGTAGAACTGTTGCAAACTGTCCCGTACTTCTTGTGGTGTTTCCGCGACAACTCGTTGAGCATCAGTAACGCGATCACGGACCTCATTCACCGACAAAGAAAAATCAGAGACAAGGCTGGCTATGGCATCGTATTCTGTTTGAGTACCAGAAGTACCTAGATAGTCACGAAGCCCAGCCTCACGGAATACCTGTCGATACTGCGTTTCAAGGTTTAGATACTCCGCTTCATTGCGAATATCAGTGATGCCTCTTTGCTGTAAACCTAGTAGACCTTTAAAGCGAGTCTTGTATTGTTCAGTTTGCTTCAGTTTTTCAGCAATAACAGCAGTGTTTCTGCCCCATGTTCGCACCAACTCGTCAACTTGGTCTGCAAGCCCTTCCATGTTGTACTCACGAAGAACTCCAGTTAAGAACGCTTTTGCTGCCTCTCGCTCTGCTGCTATTTCCGCATCACGTTGGCTTCTAAGAGCGTCAAGTTCAGCCTGCATCGCGTCAAGTTGATCTTGCATCGGATTTCTTGCAGGAGTCGGTGGGGCCGGTGGTTGAAGAAACCCTGGTCCCGGCAGTGGATCTGCTGGAGGTTGCGGTCCTCTACCCTCGCCTTGACCAACATTAGCGGCAGCAACAGCATACTGATCCGCAACCGCTTGAACCCTAGCCTGACCGCTCCCCTGAATGTTGGCTGCGGCTTGAGCGTAATTCCTAGCAGCAGCAAGGTTCCCCTTACGAGCCTCTTCCTCTGCGAGACGCAAACGCTTTGCAACCATTTGTGCCTTAGTAGCCATTAACGGAATCCAAACGTTTTGAGCAGACCAGTCATGCTTTCTGCGTAAGTTTCATAAGCATTATCTGTTGTTTGCCAGCGAGGATCATTTCTTATATCCTGCTCAAACTCATAAATAGGTTTGATTATCGGTTTTCCATCAGGACCAATGGCCTGGAGGCCGGACTGCAAAAGCGGGTCATTAAGTGTCACTGTCCCTGAACCCAACTCAAGAAGGTTTTCCATCCGACCACGGTACGGTGCAGAAATGTCGTATATATCCTGACCGGCTTGGATGCGATCTGCCCACGCAGGGTAAGCACCAACAAGGTAAGTGTTTCGCAAATCTTGCAAAACATCAAACTCTGTTGTCTCTCCAGATTGAATACTCTTTAAGTATCCATCTATCATGCCCTGGGAAATATCGACATTGTTCCTGCGGCCCCACTCTGACAAACCTGCTGCGGTCTTGCCAGCCTCACCTTGATAAACACCATCAACCGCACTAATAAAATCAGACAAAATGTTGCTGACTTGAGCGTCACTTAAACCCATGCGACGTTTGCGAACTACAAGATCCCGCAGTTCTTCGTCAGTCATAACTGCACCGGCTTGAATGGCAAGATCCCTTAGGTTCTCAACCTCTGCGGCAATCTGCTCACCCCAAACATCAGGAAAGCGAGCCTCAAAGTCCATGTCTGCAATAGCAACAGAAGAATACTTTTGGCTAAAAGGTTGCTGGTCTAACTCAAGAAAGAATGCTTCCTTGCTAAAACCCTCAGGGTTGGCTAAATACTCTTCTGTTTTGCCATTAAACCACTCAAGCAACTGCTGGTCTTGTTGAATCAAAGCATAAGAGATAGCCCACATATTCTGGAACTCTTTGCGCTTTTGATTTTCGTAACGCTTCTTTTCTTTCTTGGTTACTTTGCCGTCTTGATTGAGGTCTGCGGGATCAACTGTCACCCTGGCCTCCCTTCAAGCCACTCATAAAAGAAACCCATCATGTCAGTTGCCTTGGCGAACTCTTCAGCCTCTGGACCCTTGGCAAGTGCATCGCGGATAACGTCTTGCCTACCCTGCGCGGTAATGCCCTGTTGTGTTGCGGAAAAACCTGTGCCACTTTGACTAACAGTTGGCTCTTGCTTTTCCGCTTGACGCACCTTCTTCAAGACTCGCTGGAACTCTTCATCAGTAACCGCTCTACCCAAAATATCTGAAGCAAGAGTATCTGCTGTTAGGCGAAGGTCACGTTCACTAGCCATTGTGGTTGTAGTGACCGGCCCGGTATAGCGACCCCTAGCGGTTTTCTTTTTGTCTGCCTCTGGCATAAACTTTTCTGGAATCTCAAAGACTCCATCGTCGCCTAGAATGCCCCGCTTGGCTGCAACATCAAAAAGAATATCCACGGGTGACTGCCGTATCCCACTCTTTGATTTACGGTCAGACTCAGTAACGTACTTACTGAATAATGCCTGACCAGAACCGCCGTAACGACCGCCAATATCATCAGCAACAACGTCAAACAACAAGCGCACATTATCACTAAGGTCAGTGCTGTAAGCAGCCTCTAGTTCGCTTTTATCATAAAACCGATAGTACGAAGATGGCACATTTTCTTTTGCTTCGGTTGCTCGTGATTGAGGTCGAAGATACCAAGCACCTGTTGCTGGGCCAGTCTCAATCTTAGGCGCATCACCCCGAACTTTGGGCGGCTGAACCACACCCCTAAGGGAATCTGATTCTGAAGTGTACTCAGGCGTAAACGCTGGTTTATCCCCATTAGCCATTTTCTTCAACACCCCACTCTTTAGCAAAATACCTTTGCCAAGCCTCGTTAAATTCAGGAGAATCTTCCAGCACGTTCACTTCGACCCACTCAGCAAATTGGGCTTTAATGCGCTTCTTTTCGTCACTAGAAACTCCCTCTAAAGACTTAAGCGCAATATCCCTATTATCTAAAAAGTAGGAGATATCTTGCCAAAGTTGAGTTTTGCCCTCATCCTTGGAAAACTTCGGGTGCTTCATAATGTTCCGTAGTTGACGGGCAGCATTGTTAGCAACGTTGCCACTGCGGTCACCATCAAAAGCGTTACCCCAGGCTTGATTGACTTCTTTATATTCGCCAACCCAACTTTTCCATTGGCTCTCTAACTGGTCAATCTGGTTACGGAAACGATCTTTAGCAGCCTCTGTGCTTGCGTCATCACGAAGGGTTCGCAAACGCTTAATCTCAGAATCAAACTTGATCTTTTGTTTGTTGTACCAAGACCAGCCATCGTTCTTTTTAATCTGAACTTCAAACTGCCCAGCATCTTTTATTGTTGCAACCGGATCAGTTTTACCAGGAAGAGGATTATCACGAAGATAATTTGCAACCGCCGCGCTGTATTCTCCGTCAGTACCCAGAGCAAGAAGATTAATAAACTCTATAGAGTTCTCATCCTTAGCCATTTCCCTAGCAATGTCAGGATACTTAACCCAAATCCTATCGTAAGCGTCCTGGGTCGGAGGAACAAATGCCTGATAGTTAGTGCCAGAATAGGTGTACCAACGTGCCCAATCACCGTACTGCTCTAGAAAAACATCACGAGCCTTTTCCTGGTCACCAGGATATTGACTTCTAATCTTGTACCAAGCATCCCGCATCATCTGCCCTGGTACTCTTTGATTAACCGAAAAGGCGTTCATAAACTTATTGCCGCCACGACTAAGATAGAAGTCCCTGGTCTTTTCTACAGCCTCATCATAGTTAGGTTCTTCACCAACTCCACCGTTCTTTTCCCAAAGAGCAACATCGTTAGCGTAAATCTGCACAGAAGCGCGAATAAAATCTGCATCGCTAAGACCTTTTGCTGCCCGATAGAGGTCTTTCTGGTAAGAACCAAAAAAGCCAGAAGCAATGTTTTTGTTGATCCCGTATGGAAAAACTTCTTCGTATACTGGACCTAAAGTTTCCTGAAGTATCTCTTCCGTCTTTGGATTTCTTTTTGTTATTTCCGAAACCAAAGCAGACGCTGCATAAGATAACGCAGGAGCGTTAACAGTTACGGTTGCAAGAGACGCTACAGGTATCCGTACACCAGTGTCAGTAGCATTCTTTTTTGTGCCAGGAATAATAATGTACTCTGCTTTTGACGGATCATCTACAGGGTTACCGTCAGCGTCTACCGCTAAGTTCAACAAAATATCATTGGCAAACAAAGCAGTCTGGAACACGCGCTCCGGTTCCTTCATGGCAAATCTACCGTAACGGTAAATGCTATTATAGAACGCGCCAGGAAATGACATTAAAAATCTACTCATGTAGACAGGGTTGTTGTACCGTCGAATGTTGTAGAAAGTTTTTTCCAACTCAATCAACGCTGCGCGGTGAGCAGACTGACGCATGGCCTCAAATTGAGGTTCAGAAAGTTTAACACCTTGTGCGTCAAGAACATCTGCTTTTTGCTGCATTTGCTTTTTAAACTCACGCTGATAGAAAGGCCAACGAGCGATCCGGTCCTCGGGCGTGGTAGCGATAAACTGCCAAATCCGGTCAAGACCTCGGTTTAACATTTCATAAGCCATAGCGATTCGTGACTTAGGAATAAATAAAAGATCATCCCCCGATATGCGACTCAAATCAGAACGACCACCAAGAGCCGCCTGTAACTCACCAGGAGTAACTTCTTGACGAGCAATCTGTTGCCGAACCTTTTCATCGGGAAAGTACTGATTAACGATCCGAATAACTTCGTCAAGTTCAGTCGTAGAGGAAAGTAAGACCTTACGCTTCTTTGGTGGCTTTGCCTTTTCACTGTTAAGGACGCTGCTTGTCGGGCTTTCTACTTGCTTGCGCTCAGAAGGAAGTTTCCGCGCTGGACCTTCTGGACCGGCAATATCAGAAATACCTTGAGAAGTTTCATCAATCCGACTACCAGGCATCCTTGTCGTGGAAGAAGGAGCAATATCATCGTATTGTTCTTTCGTTACAAGATACTTTTTCTTAAGGCCCCTTTGATATTTCTTGCCTTCTTTTGATTGCAGCCATTCGACTAACTCTGCTCTTGTTTTACCCTCAAGGATCAACTGGATAAGAGGGTCACCCCTAAAGTAACGATTAGCAACATTTGCAATTTCGTCCCAGTATGCTGGATCGTTGGGGTCAATAATTGACTGTTGACCAGTTCGTTGCCAACGGCTAGTTTCATACTCAGCGCGATACGACGGATCATAAGTTAAACGGTTAGTGGTAGCAACAGATGCTTCTGCCCTGTAACCAGCACCGTAATCAAATCGCCTATCAGAAAAAGCAGAAGGAATCCTAATGGTTTCCCCGCCTACAATAATATCAGTGTACCCTTGACCTGATCCACGGTATCCACGCATACCGCTAACTTCAGCGATCTTTTCTCGCCTGCGACCTAAAGCAACTTGAGCAGCAGATATTCTTTGGTCAATGATTTCCATTGCCCTCTGCTGAATCTCAATCTCTCGCGCTGGATCTGTGTAATCAGTATCCTTTCGGGAGATAAGATCGTCATACTCTTTTTGCAAATCATCGACAAGTTTGATTGTTTCGTCATCAACCTGTCCCGCAGCAATGGCCTCACGATACTCAGTTAATTTTTGCCTGACGGTAGACAAACGCGCCGGTTCAACAACCTGCCGCCACTCGGGGGCTTTGCCGTCAAGGGCATCCTCAATAGCGTTTAGTCGAAGTTGTGCATCAACAAGACGGCCTTTTAATTCAGGTTCGTACTGTTGGGCACGGACAGCAGACAACTTACCGGCTCGCAAATTATCCAACTCAATTAACAGGCCATCAATTACAGCCTGAACGTCGTTACGCTGACGAGCGAGTTCCCGCAACTCATTACGCAACTGCTTTACGCTTGCGACCTTCTCGCCTTTATTAGTAACTGCTTGAACTGCGTTCTTAAAAACTTTATCAAGGTTCAGCATGTAAACGGCGCGTTGCCCCATGTTCCTTCTATTGGCAATAAAATTACCAAGAGTAGCGCCCAGGCCCTCATCCGTTAGAATAGTCCCATGAGCCAACCAAGACGCAAGGAGTGGTTCTAGTGCAGCGTTCTTGCCGGTGTACCCAGGACGGAACAAAACGTTTGTGCGGAAAAACTTCATGCCAGCATCAAAGACTGTTGTTGCCATAGTTGCTGCGCTATCAATCGCCCCAACAATCGGCCTAACTTCATCCCTTAAGCCGCGATAAATTTCTTCAAGAGGAAGGGTCGGAAAAGAGTTTAAGAGTTGCCGACGGCTAATTGGGTCGGTCAGTATGCGACCACCGGCTTCGTCGTAAAGGTAGCCACCGTTCTCATTAAGATCATCAACGGCCCGTTGCATTCTTGTGCGGTATCCGCGTGCAAAAACAGAAGCAATTTCACGGTCAACGCCAAGCGTGCGAGCCATATTCTCAATAAGAACATCTTCCATTTGCTGCCACGCCTGTTGAAGATTTCCGGCACGCTTCGCTTCTTGAAGTTGTTCCATTATTTGAGTACGATAAGTGGAGGCTGGAATGGTTATATCTTGCGCTATGCCATCAACTATTTCTGTACCTACAACAATTTGCCTGTCTCCACGAAACAATGGCACAGAATCCAACTGAGCGGTAAGTTCGTCCCACATATCGTCTGGCCTTGCGCCAGATTTTGTTACATGGCCTAGTGGTTGACGCGACCCAACCCACTGAATAAAAGTCGTAACAGGCCCACCAGGAGTAGACTGTGCAACTTGCTGCGTCCAGCGAGGTGCATCAGAGTAATCAGCAGAGCGAGTGGCATAAGCAACTTTACCCTTACCCCTGCGGATTTTCTCCACAGTAAAGCGTTGGCTGGGAAGCCACGCACTACCTGGACCACGAATCAAAAAATCATCGGCATCTGCGGTAGTAAAAAGATCCCTAAGTTCTTTAAAGTATTCGTCACGCGCCAAGGCTGAATCAAAAATTTGATTAGTCTTTATCAGGGCTTCGCCCTTCGGTGAAAAAACCTCTCCGTTAATGTCGGCGCTTCTAAGAATGTTGTTCATGTCAGACAAAGCCCACACGGTGTCTGGTGCTGCATCAGCCAAATCGCGGATAGCCCGAACGTCACCAACATTAGCAAGAATAATATTTGCTATTGTGTCTCTGTCGTTAGTTTTAGACAGAATACTTGCTAAAGTAAACTTATCTACACCGTGACTATTAGCCACAATGGGGTTTTGCCTTAAACGAACGGGGTTGGTGTCCTCGGCAATCTCGTCAACGTAATCACCAAACGTCGTCCTATGCCCCTGCTGACCGCCAGTTTCTCGCCACTCCCTGTGGAACTCGTAGTCAAGTCGCCTCTTGGCAATATCGTCTGCCGAAAGCACTGCACTGCGTAAACCCATCTTTTCAAACGCGGCAAGTCTGCCTACCCGCGCAATGGGAGGAACTACTACTTCTAGTCCAAAATCGGTGGACCCTGTAATGAAACGGTAGTAAGGGTTTTCTTGAGCCTTAGCCATGTCATATTCTGACCAAGGATCGTAATTACTTAAACCACCAATATCATAAATAAAATCAAGACCAGTTCCTGCGTAAGCAAGATTATTGGCAGCAGCAGCCTGACCAAAGGAAACTTGCTCGCTTCTGTTCCAAGCGTTGCGAATGTCATCCCACTGAAAACCTGGCTTAAGTTCAACCTCTTCGCCAAGTTCATTAGTAAAAACATCACCTTGATACAACGGTGAATCTGGGTCCGTTACCAACGCAGTCGTGCTTAATGGGCGGGTTACTCCGTGCGACCAGCCCTTCTCCGCAGCCCCAAGAAGCACACCAACCGGGCCAATACCAATACCCTTGTTGGCTTCAAGTTGTTCTTGCATAGCAAGTTCTTTGGCTTGCTGCCCAACCCGCGTCGCTGTCTCTGCGTCTGCACCACTAGCAGTTGCACGCATGGATGCGTCTAAACCCCTGATACCAGGCTGAAATGCTGTCGCTTCAGTTACTGCGCTTATCGCCCCCCCAAGAAGGTCGATATCTGACGCATAATCGACAGCAGATGAAATAGCACCAAAGACGGGCGAAGATTTCGCGTCATCAATAATGCTTTGAAGAATTGATTTAGAGGGTTTTCGGTAGCCCGTTTGGGATGTGGGAGTGCCACCGAAATACTCCGGCTGTACGCTCATTCACTTCCCATCTTAACGTTTACCAAAGCATCCAAAAATGCCTCACGATCCTCTACCGTTTTCCAGCGAACGTTTGCCAAACCCCACGCCATTGGGAGATTGGTGTAACCCATCTTCGTGGCGGCGGCATTGAAGTTGTCAAGAAACGTCAACGGCCTCCACTGCGGCTTTTTGCCCCTCATGCGTTTCGCAAGTAATTAACTAAGTAGCGGAAAGTTTTTGGAGTATTCTCAAAGTCAAGTGCTGCTTCAAGGTCGGGTAGATACTGCAACAACTTTTCCATGTCGCTGTCGTAGTCATCTTGAAAACCTGCTTGTCGCGGTGTGTCGCCGGGACCAAAACTTGCACCTGAAGTTACTGGCTCGTCGGGTCGCTGTGTTGGTGAAAACAACGACGCAGGCGGCTTTGGTGCTGCACCCTTAGGCGCACGAGCAGCCGGTGTAGCCTTCATTGGGGCCGATGCCTGAATAGCCTCAAACTCTTGGTTCTCACCGTAGGGCATGCCCGACATTTCTGCCTGAACTTGCTGCGGTCCACCGTCGGTGCGCTGTGACAAACGGCCTGGACCGGACACAGGGGCAGGGTTTTGTGGACGACGCATACCGCCTCGTTGTTCAGCCATCTTCATCCTCCACATAAACAATCTTTGGTTCAATCAGTTCGGAATCGGGTGTGGGACCAAACTCA